GTATCGGAGCCCGCTGGACTCTATACGTGTGAGTATTATTCACACAAAAATATATATAAACAAAATTAATCTCCAAAATAATCAAAATAAAAATAATCTCAAAACAATAATCTCAAAACAAAATTTAAAAATAATATACAATTTGAAAACATTAAAACAAATATTTATAACATATAAGAAACCAAGAAAACAACTTGGCTTTGAGTAACAACTTGTGTTGTACTAACCAGGCGGCCCTACAAAATAGGTAGCTGCCTGTGTGGCTGGTAAGGCCGGATAATCGTTTGTAGTGTTATTTAAACCGCCATAAATGGAAGTGTAAGACGTGTCCGCCACTGTAGCCGGAAATGCACCGGTTCCTAAAGTGGGCACCTTCAAAGGTCGTGACATGGTTTGATATAAGTAACGCGCTGTATCATCCACACCAAGAAACACCTGGATATTAACATTAGCTAGCCCGCTTGTGCCAGCACTTATGTCATTATCATACATAGACAACAAGCCTATGGTGATATATCCTAAAGAATCCTGGTATGACTGATAATTGACGTCACTGCCAGCTGTAGTGGTATTAAACAGCTGCGCAAACCTACATGCATTCATCCACGGAACTTCGAACTCATGTGTGCACGTTGCAGCCAAGAAATCACTTGGTTGTTCGGTTGTGCTCACACCCGCAGTATCTAATGATCCTGCGGGAATTCGAAAATCTGCTGATTCAAGTACGGGACCAAAGTAAGCACCAGATGTAAATGTGGTGAACGCTGAGTTACGGTCATTCTGTGCTGATATTAAAGCCGGCAGAGTTGCATTAGACGGGCCAGCAATCTTATAGCGATACTGATTGTTATTAGCAAAAGCTGATCCAACATCTGCCACACATGGCATAGGCGGGTAATACTTTACAACGGCATCTGGCGCTCCTCTGATGAGGAGTTTCACTTTAAGTCCTCCGCGAAAACCGAAGAACAAGGATCCAACAACATCCATAGGCGTTACCGGACCACCAAAACCACACAGGAAGCTGCGCAAGTTTAATGTAAAGATGCCTTTTTTAGCAATAATATCGGCTGGCACGACGTTAATCGAACCAACTGGATACATTCTGCGGGTTAAATCTCGAACGTGAACTATTGGACGAAAGTTCTTAACAGTAGGCACATTTGTCGTCGAATGAGGGGTGACGACAGCTGTGTCATCTGAGATATTTACAGGAACTTCCATAGCCGCGCTTTGAGTTGTGAAATACTCATTAGCGTAGCCATAAAGAGCAAAATCTTCACCTGCTCGCAAATGCACACCGAAATCAATATTATTTACAACAGAACCATTAGTTACCAAAGGCTGCAACAAGTATATGGACACACGTCCATGTACTAAACAATTATCAGCAGGGCTTGGACTAATAGGAATCTGATCAAACATACTTGCCATCGGTAACGTGACGGAGTATGACTGACCTCCCGACGAAAATTCAACTATGTCACATGGATTATTAGTAACAGAAGTCATGACTGGATTAGCAGCCAACTGTTGAACAGAGCTCATATACTCACGCACAACTAACAACTTATACATATGAAATGCTGAACCATAATTGTGTAGGGTGAGTATTAAGTCGCCTGACCAAAACCTGGCCAGCCTAGCCAATTTATCTATTGGCGCTGTGACTAATGTCGTAGAACCTACTGTCGCTCTAAACATTAGAGGCGATATAGGTGCGGAGAACAGCAGAGTTCCCGCTACAGCTGATGTTGCAACATTAACCACACTAACCAACATATTTTTCCCACACAAGTTAGATATCAAACCTTCATCTACATCAGTATCAGAGTGAAATTCATCGAGTGGAGTTACGTGCTCCGCGTAAGGATCTAATTTATACAGATATGTTTCTCTATCTACATAGTTCGGGTTGTTTCTCAAGGCCATAACATGCCTTCCCTGAGGGTTTCTTATGTTAGGATTGTGCAAGCCTGTCATCGATCTTATCCAAGTTCTTCCTGTATCTATAATATCTCCTGTAAATACCTTAGCAGCGGAAGCAAAAGTGTCTAGACCTCTAGACACCAATTCCGTCGCCTTAGATTGAGTGACGAAGGTATTTTTAGGAACAAAGAAATTTAACTCTTTGAACACAACAGCGATAGTAATATTTAACGATGAGTTCGCTGATGAAGGAAAACCAAGTGGACTAATCACTCGAACACTTAAGCTAGCATAATCTGAGTTATTGGACGTAGTATACCCATTTAAGGTTAATTCGTCGACATTGTCATTTACTGACGGAGTGTATCTCAACTTAGTTGAGGAGTACCACGGAATCTCAATACAAACAGCATTTGAGGAATTTGCGTGTAAAAACGCATGAGGTGCTGTTTGCATTTGGTGAACGCCTCCGGGGCCATTTGGGACAGTGTTTTGCACACCTTTCGGAACCACTGACGCAATTAACGCACCTGAGTGCATCGGCGTGCCAGCTACTTGCACAACAAAACAAGCCTTTAAATGGTATAGGGACGCTAAATCAAAAGCAGCACTCGCCAACTTATTAAGAGAAACTACTGAGCTTGGGAAACCAAGTTCAAAAATCATAGTTTGAGCGTTGTCAGTACTTGCCCATGTCTTGGTAGCCAAATGGAATGGTTTTTCCAACATACGCGAAAAATCCATTCGCATATCTGTTTTAACATTAGTAAACATTGGTGTTTTTACATAAATAGGTGGTGTCTCTGCCAATCTTCGGACGTGAAGAGCAGATTGATGCTGCTCTTCTGAAGTAACTAAAGATGACATAGACTGAGTACAAAATCGTGGAAAACGACCATGAGTAAATCTATATACAAACACGTTTGCAACTGTATTAAACAATCTCCTTGTTAAATCTCTTCTAAAAACAAATTTATTAATAACGAATCTCTTAGCAATAAAACTTTCTTGAAAACCCCTTTTTATCAATTAGGGTTCGGGTAAAACAAAAACGTTTACGATAGCAATTCCCGAAGCTCTTACCAAAGCCTCTTTTAAAAGGTTACACTACCATAAACCAAACAAAACATAATCAAACGTATATACGCGAAAAATTCGCTATATACTCGTCATCCTCAGACAAGACCATAGCCTCGAGTTCATACTCACTCCTAAAAGTGTGCTTTATCCCTCGTGACTCCAACCCGGTTTTAAGATGACTCATCAAAATCTCATAATCATTATGCAAAAATGCTTCTCGTTGAAAAGCGTCCAACTTATCACGCAACACAGTTTGCGCGTCCTTATCACTCATATACCAAGACAAACTTGATAACAGAGTTTTCTTAGATAATGGACACACTACTTTTTTAAGTGTTGCGTTATATTCGAACGTTCGCTTCAAGAAGCTTATCTCTTCTATATTGTATGTAGAATGAACTTCACTATTCTTTTTATCATCTGTAACATCCAAGCCTATACTACGAAAGTATTCAGCCATAGAACATCCATCAAAGCCGACTAGTGAAGTTGCATTCACCCTATCATCACCATAAACAAAATCAATAATCTCGGTAACAAATTCAACAATAGACACTCTCCTCTGCAATTTACAACACACACTATGGTACCAACACGCTGTCAAAAACTTATTAACTAAACTATTCAAAATAGCCGTCAAAAAGCTACCAGACGGCATAGAATGATTCGTTTGATACAAGTCATCCATAACCAGCACCACACTATGTGGCATATTTTGCAAAATAAAACTAGCAATTTTCTTATTTTCTTCACCTATGACCCTATCAACTATAACCGAGGCGATAGCGTGCTGCACTTGCGGCAGCATTTTACCGTCCCAGTTTTTAAAATCAAGGGCCCACTTACTTTGTTTCGAAACAAGCAAACTTCTAATTCTACCAAAATCTCTCAATGGGTTCATACCCACACAAACACCGTTTCGCCAACGGTTCCGCATGATTTGTGAAACCATATTTCCAAAAATCTCTTTAGTAATAATCTGCATCATAACAGTACTACATCTGAACGATCTAGGTGTATCAACCTTCTTAAGGTCTCGCAATTCATCTTTTAAAGTTTCTGTCCAAATTACATCTCTATAGTCTAGATTTCCGCTTAAAATTGCGCTTCTAACTCGTGAGTATTCTTTCATACCAAAAGCTGTCAATTCACCTTTATCGTAGTCAACATAGTCTGTCTTATCCTTTAAACATCGATATCCATTAGACGAATCCTTATTTAATCTGGCTAAACTATCATTGCCACAAATTACTTCTTTCATAGTTATAGGACCAAAGGGCTCTATAACAGTACGAATGTAATCCTTAGCAAAATTAATATCACCAGACTGAACATATCCAACATGCTGCATTGACTTCTTTGCTATATCCTTAACTGTACAAGGTCCATTAGCACTTAAATTCGCAGGGAATCTTTCCACTGGAAAGATTCCATGCGCCTTCGACGGCACTAACTTACTCTTCTTCGGAACACTAGCAAAGTCATCACTTTCTAATCTCATAACATTCAAGCCTTCGTGTTGACGAGGCAAAATCTCAACATTCAACAAATATTTATCATCTTTCAAAAAAACATTCTTAATCTCATTTCTCACTGTATCACTCCACAACACTGAAATGCCTGTATTATCACTGCCAGCGACATGCATACCGGAAACCCCGGATACACTATCAACTAACAACGAACCACAAGCTCCAGTTGCCGTGAAATCATACATAACTACTTGTTCTCGTGGTAGAAAATTTCTAAATGGCATACGCCCGTGAAGCTCACTATGTTCGTAGTGAACCTCAAAAGGCGTTCTACGCATCATTTCAACATCCACCACTCCACAAGGAGTTATCAAACAATCATTCTTGCTGGTGTTTGCAACTAGCCTATGCATATTTTTATAGCACGAAGCAATAGAACTAGGCATACGCCAAATGCAAACATCAGCACACTTATTCTCATAAACTTTAACCACAGGTAAACAATCAATCTCTTTAGTGTTAGAATTAACATCAGAAAACACTGAAATCACTACATCTCCAGCCAGGTTATTGTGATATGGTAACATAACACAATGACCCGACATAAGGGCAATAGTTTCACATTTCGTAACATCATTTCTAAGCTCAACAAATCTCAAATTCTTTTTCAACGATTGAACTATTGTTGTCTTTTTCTCAGACTCACAATGTTTCCGCACTTCTGCAGAAACACTAGCGTAAGCCTGAGATTTAAACACCAACGGTTCACCCTTGACAAACAAAAAATTATAAAAACTATACAAAAAAACACTTATTAACATAGAAAACACAATCTTACCACACAATGAAGAAACAGAAAAATCAACAGAAAAAACATCAACAATAAACGAATAAAAATAATCTAAAATCCACTTTATAGACGACCTCATTTTCTCCACTACAGACCCAAAACCCTGGGTTGTGGCATCTGAAAACGTTATCGCATCAATCTCTTTTTGGCTTAATGAACTTTTATTAACATGATTTCGTTTCTGTTCTTCTATTTGTGTAATAATATTGTACATCCATCGCAAATGATCAACGCGATTGCCTGTCAGCTTAAAATCACTGTCTCCAGTTAACCCAGCTGGCAGTCGATAGCGCCACTCTTTTTGCACAGGATCATAAAAAGAAAAACTAATAACACCACTCATAGTTCCATCCTCCTCCATCTTAGTATGAAAATTAAAAACATAACCCCTACGCCATAAAGCGCTAGGCGTAGCGATTCCATCATTCTTACTAAAATTTGAGAGAGTAGAAAACTGGTTCGTGGTAAACATAATAACAGGACTACAAAAAAATTTAGTATCCTTCAACTCCGCTTGCGCGCAGTCTAAGGGGTACTTAACATTCGAAACCAAGTTGATCAACGTACGGAATTGTGAAATTCCTTGTTGACCAACATCATCCATATAGTAAATATACTCATAATTATAAGTATCGTGGAAGTCTTTCCCATCACCTACCGCTTTCACGGTGTGACAATAGGCAGACTTCCCCATAGCCGTAATCAGTTGGGACATGGTAACGGATTTTCCGCAACCAGGTCCACCTTCAAAAACAAAGCATGCAGGTTCAATGCGGCTTGTACTCTCGTACGCAGCCACACTTTTCCGCATATGACCAAAATCCTTCAAAACTGCCGCCACTGCCGCAGACCGCCGGGACCACTCAACAACTTTGGCATCCTTTAACGAATTATCAACATTAATCACATCCAATCGAAATGTATCTTTCAACATTTCGCTTTTATCCTTATTCCATCTAGACAACAATTTCTCCGCTCGATCAACGGCGATGAAATGCGATCCAAATGGAATTGCATCAATCCAAGGGAGTAAGACTTTACTCACTCTCTCGGGTAAGTATGTCACAAACGCTCGCAGATACTCAATTATCATAACAAAAAACTGCGCAAAATAACTCTTATCATCACATACTTTCATATTTGATAACAAACTTATTCTACGCACAATCTCAAACAACTTATTGGGTAACAACATAGTAGCTGCGCTTATCAATAACATATCCATTCCTTGCGTTGTGAAGTCGAACTTAGGGCAGAACATCGAATACAATGACACTAAAGTATTCACGATTCCTGTCCAGCTGAATCCGACTTCTATAATATTAGCTAAATCCAACAGAAGCCTAACCAACGACCAAACGTCGAAGTCAGGTAACTGCGGAACTTTCTTCGCTTCTTTCCCTACACTCTGAAGAACTTTCACAACTAATCGTATTCCTACTAAAAATTGTGACAACCCTTCAATGCTCTGGGTTCGAAACTTCTTAACTTTCTTTTCCTTCTTTAGCTTACGTGACATATTGGAGTAAATTTTAATAAACTCCATTCTATCACGCAATCTCAAGAAGAATTCCTTCATCATAATAACCACACTAAGATCATCGTTTCCAAACAATTTATACATATAATGTTGAGCATATCGCTGCAATCGTGGCGGATGCATAAACACAAACTGATCCAACAATTGTTTGGAAACATAACCCTTGTCTGGTTCAAACTCACTAATAATCTCATTCATAACATGTCCATACAACCTCTCAGATATATACACATCTGGAAAGCTCGTATCAACATCACACAAACTCTTACACAACTGTCTAGTTGTTATGACAGCTAATTGATTTTGCAAAACAATTTGACGTTCATCACGCGTCAAACCACTTAGAGTTGTCTTGCACGTTAACGGTTTTACTGACCGTTTCGAACAGGTTGCTTTAGGAAAACTATTCATTATCAAATTGGTTTAAAGCAATGACAATTCTCAACTACACTACATCTTTGGTTCTTTACTCTAACATAGTGCGGCTAACAATTGACCGAGCAAAACGGGCCCCAATACCTTTGGGCGCGGAAAAACATCGCGATATCAGGAATTACTCAAGACCCACTTTCGTTTAAAGCCTCTCGATCTGGCCTTAGTGTTACAGTAACACTAGATCAACATTCCAATGGTTAAGCTAGGCAAGATGCCTTCACTTCAAACCTTTAATCAAATCCGAAAATCATTTATCAATACAAACAACGTGTACAACACTAGTAAATAAAATTCACTAGTGGGAAAATCCCAC